CTTGGTATGAAAGCGGCGATGCTCAATATCTGATTCGATTGCGCCACGACATCGAGCAGAAGGTTGCTGATTTGAAGAATGGCGATGACGGTATCCGCGCAGTCGAACGCGCACTGAAAGGAGAATGGAAATGACCCCATGCTATCTACGAGGCCATGACTGGCGCTGCATTACGTCGAGCATTTGGCAATGTGGCCGTTGCTGCAAAGTGGAGAACCGCGATGAGAACTGACCCCGACGCGCAAGCGATGCAAATGGCGCTGGATGCGCTGGCTAAGATCGCAGACTTGAATGGGGCGTATGGGGCATTCCCGGAAACGAATGCGCTCTGGCGAGGTATGGCGATTGTGACAGCCCGCGAATCTCTTAGCCAACTGCGCGAACGCCTTGCACAGCCTGCGCCCGAGCCGGTAGCGTATGTCAACCTCAGTCAATGGCGAAGCGGGCTTGTATGGCCGAACGATTGTTTCAGCGAAATCAACGATACGCAGGGAGAGAGCGACGTGCCACTCTACACCGCCCCGCCCGCAGCATTGGATGGCATCAGGATGGGACTGGAAGCGGCGGCCAAGGCTTGTACCGGATTGGCCGTTCCTGCTGTCAGCGTTCCAAACGAGGTGATCTACATCATGTCAGCGCACGATTGTGCTGAAGCTATCCGCGCACTCGACCCTGCCACCATAGCTAAGGAGGGGAAATCGTGAGAGCAGCCATGCAAGCCGGATTGGACGCGCTCAAGAACAGCGTTCCGCAGGACTGCTTCAAGGAGGACGGGCGCTGGTTCCGCAACCTTGGCGAATACATTGGACTGTATGAGGTTTCCGAATACGCGGAGAAATTGGAAGCCATCGCCCAACTTGAGGCAGCACTTGCTGATGTGGACGCAATACGCGAACACGCGCAGGACTTGATTGATTCACTCGACGCATACCCCGAGCAGCTTGTGCCGATTAACCGGCTTTCGCATACATGCCGGATGCTGCGAGAGGCGTTAGCCAAAGTGGAGGGGAAATAATGGACGCGACACGATTGCGGGAATTGGCTGCAGCGGCGACTCCGGGCAAGTGGGTCGCGTCAAGGTGGCCGCATAGCGAGATACGGGCATCAGACAGTTTTTATGCCGATTACATCGTGGACGCCGACTGGAATGCGGGCGTGCAAAGCAAGTGCGACGCGGACTATATCGCAGCCGCCTGCCCCGTTACTATCCTTGCGCTACTGGCTAGGATGGAAGCGGCAGAGCATAAATTGCACCATGCAACGATGGCGGCAGATGCAGAGGCGCGACGGGTGGACGAGTTGACGGCGATGTTGCGGGCGGCAGAGCAGGATGCGGCGCGGTATCGCTATATCCGGGACAACATGTGTAGCCGGTCTGAGCCGCCATACCTGCTCACGGAGTGGGAGGATTTGAGCGGCCTTGACTCCGAGATTGACAAGAGGATTGACGCTGCCAGGAGGGAAGGATGACTGACGAATTGATGACGCTAGACGATATTGCCAACACTTGGAAATGCAATCGCCGCCACGCCCGCGACGTAATCACGAAGCTGGTTGGATTCCCTGATCCGGCTCCCGGCTCAACGCGGTATCGTCCCTGCTGGTTGACCACCGAAGTTCGGGATTTTCTGCATCGGAAGCCCGCAAAAGTGCAAATGAATCCCGAATATGCATAATTTTGCCTATGGCTTCGATTCCGGCTCCCGGCATTCTTCGCCATATCTACATAGTACAAGCCACTACAGGGACGCAGCGGGAATCACAGGGAAACAGGGTACTATTGCTAACCATCCCCCCTTAAACTTCCCTTTCTAATCCCCCTTTTATTTTGCGATTTCCGCTAAAATAACGAAACCCGCAGCGACTACGAATCGCGTGCGGGCTTCTAACCATCACGTTATTAGGGAACGAAAAATGGCTAATCGAGATTTTATCAGCGCTGACCGCTTAAGAGAACTGCTTGCTTACGACCCCGCCACGGGTCACTTCACTTGGCGTGAAAACCGGGGAGGCCGAAAGTTCACAGGGCTTCCTGCTGGACACACAACCCGCACCGGATACGTCGAAATCACTGTTGATGGGTCGCAGTATTTAGCTCATAGATTGGCATGGCTGTATGCCAACGGGGAATGGCCTAAACAATTCATTGACCATATCAACGGCATCCGCAGCGACAACCGCATTGAAAACCTCCGTGACGTAGACCATTGGACGAACCTGCAAAATTCTGCAAGCAACTCCGCAAAAAACAACACGGGGAAGCGTGGCGTAAGCCTCTACCGGGGGCAATATAAAGCAGAAATTCGGGTCAACAATGCGCGTCACTACCTTGGGCTATTCCAAACACTAGAGGAAGCCGCGGCGGCCTACAACAAAGCAAAAATCGGCCTTTCTGGGGTCGTATCCTCTAGGTCATAGGGCTTTAGTGGCGTACATATACAAAGATAAGGCCAGCGGTAAATGGCGTTCGCAAATCCAGCGCAACGGTCGCCGCTGGTCTAAATCCTTCGACACCAAGCGCGAAGCCCAACAGTGGGCGGTCGAGCAAGAATCGCAAGCCAAGCGCCTGCGGTCATCCTATGGCATGACTTTTGCCGACGCTGTTCTCAAATACAAAACGGACGTTTCCAGCCAGAAATCAGGCGGCGTGTGGGAGATACGGCGACTCGATGCCATGCTTACCATGCCCATGTTCGATAACATGGCCTTGGCCGATATAGACTCGCCACATATTGCCCAATGGCGAGACTTGCGGGTCAAGACGGTCAGCGGCTCAACCGTGGTGCGCGAGGCGAACCTGTTGCGCAATGTGTTCAACGTCGCCCGCCTGGAATGGCGAAAAATTGACCGCAACCCGTTTGAAGGCGTGAAGCTGCCGCGTGAGAACGATGCCCGCGTGACGGTATGGCCTTGGCAGCTTATCAAGCGCGTCCTGCGGGCGAAACGGACGGGCAAGACCGCTGAGGTACAGGCAGCGTTCCACATCGCCCTGCGGACGGGTATGCGGCTTGGCGAGGTCGTGCGGGCGCCTGAGAACTTCGATAAGCGGGCAAGCGTGGTCAGGATCAAGACCAAGACCGAGAGCGCGGCGAATATCCCGATTGGCCGGATCGCCGCCAAACTGCTAGACCGCCCTGCGTTCATCGTTGGCGCGAACGAAGCCAGCACGCTATTCACGACGCTATGCAAGGAACTGCTGATTAGCGGACTCACTTTTCACGACTCGCGGGCAACTGCGCTAACGCACCTTGCGCGTAAGGTTGACGTGATGACGCTGGCGAAAATCTCGCGGCATCGCAACCTCAATTTGCTGATGAATACCTATTTTCGTCCAAGCTCCTCAGACATAGCGAAAAAAATCTAAGCGGCCAGTAAGTGCCTCCATGTTCGGCCCTTTCTTATTGAGCAAATTGCCGCCTCAGTTATGCCAAACTTTTCGGAAAGCCGAACACTTTTTTCGGAGGACGCCCTAATCAAAAGAACATCCTCTTCGGTAAGTTTTGAGCCGTGGTGGGCAGAGCCTCTAGGAAGGCACGACGAGTCTTTCCTCAGGTGGTGGTTTTCTCCCCTAGGCACTCTTTCTGGCGTCGCGTGCTGCCAAGGTATTGCCGCTTTTACCGGGTTTGCCCTTCCCTTGCGCGACATATCTTGCATGTTGTCTGTTTGCGTCCCAAGGAATAGATGCGCAGGGTTAAAGCAAGCCCGGTTATCGCAGGAATGGCAAACGAGCTTATGTTCGGGGATTGTGCCTACGAAGGCGCGATATGATACCCGGTGAGCAGTAAGGAGCGTCCGCTTGTCGTTTTCCCAATGACTGAGCTGCCCGTATCCAGTTTGTGGGTTTCTGGACTTAGGCCACTCCCAACAGCCGGTGGCGGCTGAGAATGGGAGCGCGGCATTTATCACTCTGCACTCTGGCGAGCAGAATGCTTTGTTGCCAGATTTCGTGGTGAAAACCACTTGGCAGGATGGGCAGGAAATCGTTTTCATTTCCTAATTATACTGTATATTTAGACAGTTACTACCGGCCAAGCGCGTCGGACATTGCGGCCAAGATTTGACGCACATTAAAGCGCCCATTAACACCCGCAATGCCAGTTAAACTAGGCATTCAGCCGGATAGCACAGCATGGTACGCAATAACCTAGAAATGGCTAGGCGCAATAACCTAGAAATGACAGCGAGGATCACTATGGAATCGAGCAACGAGGCGTTGATTAAAGCCATACGAATCTGCGACAAAAAGTTGACGCAATGGGGCAAGATGCGGAATCAGGCCTTCAACAAAGACGACGACTTGCACCGAACAGCGACCCAAGTGCGCGATACGGTGCTTGGCATACGGCAGCAAATAGCCGCGCTAATGGTGCAGAAATGAGTGCAGAGCTGTCAGATGTGCCGCATCCAGACCCAGATCGGATGTTCGACCGTTGGTTCTTTAGTGTGCCGAAAGAACAGATGCTGGAATACGGTGAATTAGGGACGGTGATGGATGAGTTCAACAAGTGGCTTGCTGCGGTATCGACCAAGCACTAGGCCGCTTTCTTCAGCGCGCCCTTGACCATATCGAAGCTGACTGTGAGCCGCCCGACCTCGCCGAATTCCTTGTGGTAGGTGATAACTTTCGCATCCCTGCCGGACAGCCACCCGCCACGCGCTGAGTAAGCATCGGGAGCCGCCAAGGTTCGATGCTGCTCCACGATCATCAGGTTGTTCTCTTTTACGTCCACATGATGCAAATGACCCATGTGGGCATAGGCATACTTCGTCCTGCCGAACATTTCGCGGAACTGTGACGCGAACACTTCCGACACATTGCCCACATTGCGCTTGTGGCCGTGATGGGCGAACAGGGCGACATTGCCGAACTCATAGGCATTGTAAGGCGATGGGCTTGTGTCCACCGTCACCCGCCTGTTGTTCTCGTACAGGACGGCTATCCACTCCCTGAGCCATACCTGCGACACTGGATCGTGATTTGCGTCGGCCATGATGATATGCAGCTTTTCATGCTTAGCAAGCAGCATGTCGATGATCCGGCGCAGCACGCGGATAGCGACTCGTACAAGTTTGGGAAACCGCGTGTCCGCATCGAGCAAATGCTTTGACGCAGGCGTAACCGCATCGAAGCCATCCCAGTGTAAAAGATCCGAAATTTGCGCAAACAGCGCAGTCTTGGCGTTCGGGGATTGTTCGATTGCGCGAGCGAACCACGCAACAAGCGTTTGCTCTGCAATGTCGATGTCCCAATCTGCGCCGGTCTCTGGAGACCAGCTCAGCGCCCCCATGTGGAAATCCGTGATGACGTAGCAGTTGAGCAGGTCGGCATCGTTTGCGCCACCCTTATACGGGATAGCAGGCAAGCGCGGCAAATCCTCGGCCATCGCATCAAACGCCGCCCGCATGATCTCAGCCTGGCGCTCTTTGTCGGCAGTAGCGATAACCCATTGCTGCCCAATCGTCCCATCAGCCTTGTAATTCGTGCTGACGCGACCTGCAATGAATCCGTCAGGTACTGGCCGAGTCATCGCATGGGCGGGCGAATAGCCCATTTTGGCTGCTTTCTTCTTCAGCGCGACCATTGAGTGACTGATTGATGATGCGTCCACGCCGAGCGCCTTAGCCGCCCCTCTATGGCTTCCATGCTTCTCTACCGCGTCGAAATACTCGGCTTGGCGTGGCGTGGCGTACTGCCGAAGGTCGGTCATGCGTGGCTCCGTAGCGTCATGGTCTGGATTTCGGAGCCGGTCGCTTCGTCCCATCGTCCGGCAATCTTGACTGCTTCCTTCAGTGATGCGCCCCGAGCCATTGCGCCGAGCGCATACGGGCATCCTGATCCGATAGCATAGAATTCTTCTTCGACGGGAATTGCGATCATTTCAGCGCCCCAATAGAGGATGCGACCGTCTGCGGTTAGCTCAAGCGCGCAGAAGTTCGATGAGTCGGCAAACGTGGGTTTAGCGTCCGGCGTCCTGCGCCACTCCACAAATTTAAGCGCCTGCTCGTAGATGCCTGAAACGCCGATGATTGACCCGTTGATGCGGAATAGCTTCGTGACGCGCAGCAGAGGCAAGCCCGATGCCCGCTTATCCGCTGCCATGCCCTGCCGATTGCAAACGATAGTGGTCAATCAAACCTCCCAGGTATGCGCGCACATGGCAGACGCTTCCTGCCCCGTCACGATGAAATGCGCGTGATTCAGCGCCCATAACGCTGCGCATTCTTCGCCCGAATCGACAATCATGGAAAAGATAGACGCAGGGAACAGCAGCAGCATGATCCACATGGCAGGCTCCAAATATGTCTTGCGTTACACGGAATCCGTGGTATTGTGTGCAGATGAACCCAACTCCATTACAGATACGAGAGGCGCGGGAAATGGCAGATTTGTCTCAAACTGCTGCCGCCGAACTCATCCATTCAACCCTTCGCACTTGGCAGGATTGGGAGGCTGGCAAGGCAAAGATGCATTCCGGCTTGTGGGAACTGTTCGTTTGCAAAACTAGGAGATGAAATGCTTTCACCAATAATCAATACGGACGTAAAGATGCCAGCAGCGATGATGGACGCTCTGAACATCCATGAAGCCATATGCGTCGTTACAAAAGTGGAGTCCGTTACGGAAGAATCAGTAAGAGAATTTCTGAGAAACCGCTATGGCGCTAAATTTGCAGCATCATTCAAGCCAGAATATCTTTTCAGTAGCCAAGAGACTTAAGCAAGTCATTGTCAATAATCCCCGCGTATGGTTTCATCATAAGCGCCCGAAGATCAGTGATGCGCGGCGATGTTGGGTCTGGAATTGCCCTGTCTCTTACTGTCTTTGGTAGCAATTCAAAAACGTTGTGCTGCCCGCCGACCTTTCCGACCCCGCGACCCGGCAACAGGCTTGGGTAGTCCACATGCCTAGATTTCGTAATGGGCTGGTCGGAAAATATTTGTCCGACATTCAGTAAGCCGCCGTCACCGCCAAGCAACTGTGACGGGTCTGTGACCGCCAACCGCGCCTCGCCAATACCAAGCCCCCGATCTCGGAAATTCACATCCATCATATTCATCACCGCATCTCGCTGACTTTTTGTGGCTGATGCAAATAGTGTTTGGCTGTTGGGAGAATCAAGCCCCTCCCATCCTGGTATGAGTTGCCGGATTTTAGAATCGACCTTTGCCCGTTGCGCTTTGGGCAGCGCACTTTCCGCATAGGACAGCATCGTGTTGCCGGTCATGCTCGAAAAATCGCCGCCGGTTGGAGACATCCTCCAAGGAAAATAAAGCGGGTCTTTCCCGGTCGCACCTTTGATTGCAGATGACATATCCATCAACTGCTTTACCGGCTGATGAGCAGACGCCCACACGCCATCGTTGTTGTCAAACATGAAGTTTTGCCCGCCCTGCAAATGGACAGGCTTTTTCAAATCCACACCATTGATGTTAGAAAGATGCCCGCCAGCGCTCGTCCGATCAGCCATGCTAGTGAGGAACGGATAGCCTTCATAATCCGGCAAGTGAACCGTTGGCGAGGGCTGCATGACCCGATCATCGATAGTGGTCGTGAGATTGTTTAACCTCTCCTGCATATTTACCCGTGGGTCAAATCTCTGGTCAAACCCTACGTCACCAATTCTGAAATTGATCGCACCACCTTGGTGTGAGAGAGGCCCGCGCATGGCCGGTACTGCTCCGGCATTGGCATACATATCCTTAGCTACATTGCCGAACGCGCCGCGAACTTGCGATGCCCCCGGCCCTGCAAACGCCATAGCCGCCGCAGGCAAGGTTTTAGCCGCAGCGCCCAATGCCGGGTTGTACATGCCCATCTTGTCAGCCAGTGCGTTGTAGCCATCCACCGCCATGCGGACAGGCGGGTTCTGGTCAACCATCGTGGTCTTTATGCCGAGCAGCGCATTGGCAAGCGCGTTCTGGCCTGCCGTACCCGCTGCCGAGCGTGGCTGATAGGTCAGCATGTTGCGTGCGCGTTCTACGTTCTGCGCGTTGCCGCCAGTGAGCAAGCCAGCCCATCCCGCCAATGGCTCAGCTACCGCGCCCGACAGCAAGCCGAGTGCTGGCTCACCGTACCGCTGCAATCCGTCAAGAAGTCCCATTATTTCGGCCACGCCTCGGTCAATGTTTGTCGGTCGCTTGTGATTCGATCAACTTGTTCTGCCATGTCTCGATATTCGAAGACGCACGAGAGGAAAACGTCTGCGAGGGCGTCGGCTCGGTCACTTGCGGCATCGGCGGGAAGCTCGGGCAGTCCGCGCTTGATGTTGGCAATGGTGTCGCGCAACCCGTCAGCAGACCGACGAGCGCCGGCAGCATCAGCGCGCAGAGTGGTTTCACGTTTGGCAGCAGCATTGCGAGCCTCATTGATTTGTGCGGATAGTGCGGATTCCTTGCGGCGTGCTTGCGCCTGGAATATGGTCTGTGCGGTCAGCCATTCGGTGCGGACTTCGGACTGACCGGCCGAGTACGCTTTCCAGTGGCTACCGGCGAGCAGGACAAGCGCCACCAGACCGGCAGCGGCGTAGGCGTAGAGGCTCACTTGTCGGCCACTGGCTTCGTGGTCACAAGCCGCAGGACGGCCATTAGCAGGCCAATCAGAGAGATGACAACCGGATGATAGGCAGCGGGAATAAAGCCCGCCACAAGGCTAAAATGCGCCTCTACAGCGCCAAGGATGATCAGCGCATAGCTAACCAACATCGTGCGCGATTTAAACGTCTGAATGAGCTTGTCCATATCAACCCTTTTCGATCAGTGATGCAACACGATTGGCGCGGGAACCGACTTGCTGCGCGTAGCGGGAATCAAGCAATTGGCGGGCAGCTTCGGCGTACTGACCCTGATGCAGCGCGGCGAGCATTTTGGGGAAGCCGAGCAGTCGAACGATGCCTAGATTGAAGGTCAGATTGGCTAAGGCGCGGGCGCGTGGCTCGGACAGTTGCCGCCACCAAGGGAGAGACTTGTCTAGCTCTGCGCTGATGCGGTCAATGTCGCCACCGAGCAGCATGTAAGCCTCAGACTTCGTGATGCCGAGATCGTCCAAGTTGCGACCAATCCCCACCGTAACCTTGCCCGCCGTGCATTTGTACGCCTTGAGCCGCAGCCCTTCGTCGCGCTCTAGGTCAGCCGTGAGAAGGTCGCGATTCATTTGCCGTGCCCCGGCGCACTTGGATCGTCCCGCCATTCTTTGTACATCTGCCACGCCTTATGGGATGCCATCAAAATGACGTAGATCAGCGTCGCCACTTGCACCCAATCGGCCACCGTCATTCCAGCCACTTGCGCAGTTACCACGGCAATGGGAGGCGCGGCTTTAGCGGTCATCGTAATCACCGTGTCGGTTGATTGGCTCATGGGGCATTCCCGATTGCGTCGTAATCCCACTCTGCCCGCGTTGCTCTATCGGGCAAATCCGACGCGTCAATGATTTTGTAAGCCTTGCCCGCCGGTACGTCTTTGGCCGCAATCTGCTCGACGGTCATATCCGGGTCAACGGGTACGATGACGGACACGCCGCCTTCGTCGTTCTGGTAGATGATTCGATTGTTCATGGCAGTCCTAGCGGAAGAAGGCAAGCAAGTTGCGAGGGCAATCTTGAGCATTTCCGGCAGCGTCCATTGTTAGAAAACGGAAAGCGGAGGCTGTCGGGTCGGCACCGCCGTTGGCGGCATCCATAATGTATTGTCGGCTGTTAGATACCATGCAAACCGCCGCATAATTTGCGTCCGGCAGCGCGGTTGTAAAGTTGACCGTGTAGTCACCAGGGCCGTTATCGGTAATCGAACTGACGTTGCCGCTTGCTCTGATCGCCACCACGCCAGAGCCATCAAAATTGACCCATGCGCGAGCACCAAAGATTGGAGCAGAGCCGGATTGCGCACCGTCTAGCTTTGCGGCAGTGATCGACGCATCAACGAGCTGCGAAGCGTCAATCGTCTTGTTCGTCAGAACATCAGCCGTAGCCTTGCCGACAAGCGTATCGGTTGCGTCAGGTAGCGCAATTGTCCGGTCGGCAGTCGGATCGCCACCGGATAGCGTGGTTTCGAAGTCGTTGGCGGTCGTGCCTTCAAAGATGATCGACTTACCCGCTTGCAGCAGCAGATCAGCATTTAGCGAGCCACTAAATACCCCGACAAGCTGAAACTGCGTGCCGTCATAAACGACCGTACACACCGCATCAGCCGGAATATCGCCCGCAGCCAAGGCCGTCGCGCCGTTCTTCGTGATCGCCTTATTGCCCACGCTATTTAGGTTGAGCGTGACCGCGCCGGTATTCGCACCGGATGCGATGAAGCGGAACGCCTGCCCCGCAGCATAAGCGGTGATTGCGGGCGATACCGAAGCCGTGATCGCGTCAGCAGTACCGCCACCCGTACCGAGCCAGATCAATGCGCCGTCCTGCAATTGGCCTATATTGAGCGAATCAGTCCGCGCCGAACCCGAACCCAAGCCGGTGAACTTGTAATTCCCCATCTTCAGGTTGGCGGTTGGTGTAGACTGACCGTCTTTGCAAAGCGCGTTAGTCAGCGCGGTTCCTATGTCGGATAGGCTTGAATTTGCCCAAGTGACCGTGATATTTGTCCCTGCGACAACGGGCGCAAGTGGAAGGGCATATGTACCGCTGCCGTTATAGGCCATTTACTGACTCCTGAAATGACAAACCCGCCGAAGCGGGTTAAGGATGCGAATATGGAATTTACTGATTACATGATCTGGAAGGCGTTGGTTATCCTGGCTATTGCCTTCGTCTTGAATATCTTTATCGGGATTGGCCGGAAATAGCAGGCAATGACCGCGCAAGCAATTGCTGCGCTTCAGGGTTCTGCAATAGATCGGCAAGCATTCCCGCCCTGCCCATCGTCGGCGCTGCCGGGATCAATCCCTTCTGTGCGCCTTGCCGGAACATGATTGACCGTGCGACTGGCGGCGCAATAAACGGTACAGCAGCCGAAGCAACGCCCATCGGCCCCATCGTCGCACCACCCGCCAACCCTAAACCCAACGAAGCCAGCGATTTGAGGTTGTGAGCCGCAGGGCTTCCAATTGTTTCTGGAGTCTTGGCGATGGTTCCGAATGCGCTGCCAAACCTTCCTGCCGTGTCTAGCCCATCAGACAGCGGCAACCCTTTTTCGTACATGCGCCCAAGTACTTTTGCATCTACGTTTCCACTTGCATCCGTGAGCGCACGTTCCACCGTGTAGGTTTTGGCGATACGCTTCCTTGCCTCGCGCAATGCCGGAATAAGTTGGTCTTTTCCTGCTGCTGATGCGTGCTGTTCTAGCGCAGATTCAAGCGTTTCCGTGAGCGCCCGCGCCTCTTTAGCCTTCGCCAAATCGTCAGGCCGAGCCGAACGGTTGTAAGCCTTGAACCAGCCTTGCGCCTCGTTCCTCGCCGTCTTTAGCGCCTCCAAGTCAGCGGCGGCGCTGTCTGACAGGTCAGCGACGCGAGCGTAGGCGCTGCCCTCAGCCTTGCGAATGGCCTCTAGCCCGCCGCGAGACAGTGGTGCATCATCGGCCACGCCTAGCGACTGGCGCACCAACTTTCCGGTTACTTCGTTATTCCTGGTCGATGCAATTTGTTGCGTTGCCTGCTTGCCTGAGATGGATTCAATAACTTGATTCTTCAATGATGGATTAACCATGTTTGGCGGGATTACATAGCCAGCCTCTACGGACTCTTGAATCGTCCTATTCAGTGGCGCAGCGCGGCTAAACTTCTTCAGAGCTTCGGCGTAATTGTTGGCCC